GTTTCACGGTAACCATATTCAGCCGTAGCAGCAGCGTTTGATGCCGTTGCAATGATGGTCGTATTTTCATCAGGGTTAGCAGAAATTTCGCCATATCCAACAGCAAAAACATACGATGCATAACCCATTCTCTCTGGAGCAGATATATCAGATAGGCTGATTTTATAAGGGTCAGCAGGATATTGAGCTACCCACCCTGTTATTATATCACCGAGGTTGCTTTCCATTATTACGTCATATTTCTTATCGGCGTGGAAGTACACATCAAAAGGTCCAGCACCTTCAGTATTATCACATCTGTCCACAATAAACTCTTTTACAGGCTTATAGTTATCAAAAGTGTTGGTTACGGAAGGCATAGTATCTATATTATTTGCAACAAAGCCAAAACCTTTACCGGCAGCACTTGACCTAGTATTTGCTAGGGTGATAAACTGTTGAACTAAATCTCCCATTCTACCAGTAACAGTACCCCACGGCAATTTTGTGGCATCTTTAAAGATATACACGCCATTCAAAAGGTTCAAGTAGCCGTCAAAGTGCATAGTAAGGTCTGCACTAGCCTGGTTCGGGTTATAAGCCGGCATAGTAGCCAAAAAGCCACCAACAAGCTCCACATCATCACGAACTACACGACATTCCAAAGCATAAGGTTTCAACATATTAGCAACGTCAGTGTGTTTTTGTTTGCACCAATTATCAAAAACTTTATCATTTAAGACAAAATCAATTGAATCAGCACCTCTTTTTGTTCTTCTTCTTGCCCACACCAATTTTTGAGCTATCGGTCTTACATCACCGATTAAGTTTCCATTAAGGTAGAGATTTAAGCGATACTTTGCATTATTTAGCATTATCCTACAACTCCTTGCCATTGTAATTTACTTGCTGGAGCACCAGTTGTACTTGCAGTGTACGCAATACGATTTTTTCCCGGTGCTAATTTCAACCAATCACCTGATACATTCGCAGAACGGTCTGAACCACTGATATACGCAGTCTGTTCGAGTGTATTTATTATAAGAGTTTCAGTAGAGCCAACCAAACCAGTATAGGTTAATACATCGCCAGTTCCAGTATTAGATAATTGAGGGTTAGTTACAGGACCAGGAACAGACCAGACAACTGGAGTTCCACCTGAAATGTTCAAATCAAGCACCACTTCAGAACCATCTGTACCCTGTTCCCAAGTAGCACCATCATTATCCCAAACTACACCATCAGCATCCCAAATCAAACCACCGTATCTATCACCTGTTAAAGGAATGATAGCAGATGAAGCATAAATCTCGTTTCCTTCGCTATCCTCGGCATACTCATAGTAGTTTATGTCCTCGAATGCTAAAGCGACGTGATAGTTTGGCTGTATTTGGTAAAGTTCAGTTACTTCTGGAGTATCTACAATATATCCTAGTTTTTGTTGTGTAGCATTACCGTTACAGTCCAGATAAACTACTGTATAATGGTAGTTCTGAGCGAAAAATGCAATGAATTTCCTTCTCGCAATCTCTACATCTTGTCTACTATTAGTTCCATCTCCAATAATACCATCGAAGTTTTGCGTAACTGGTCGACGAGCTTGTCCTGCTAATACTGCACCATTTGTGCCCTGTAACTCTACTATATCATTAGAAGTTACCACAGCGTTGAACATTAGTTGCCTTTGTCCAAACGTATAAGCACCATCACCTAGTAGAAACCTTTGTCCATCACTACGAATAAACAGTGCAAGGATAAATCCGGTTGTTTGTATTTCGTCTAAATTCATTACGCATACCTCCTAATTGATTGCGAGAACTTTCTGCCAAGTTCATCTATGCTCATATCGTTGTCAATAGTGTTATTCATATAGACATTTATGTTGCTTGAGGCAGGTAATGATGCCCCACTTTGCTCTATTATAGCACCTTCAAGCGAACCAGCCCAGTTTGCTGAGTAAGTTCCTGAACCAAATGACGTAGGAATCGAATCTACCATATCGACAGCAACAGAATCCATTTCAGAAGTAAAGCCAATTCCCAGACCTTGGGCAAGCATCACACCTACTTGGTCACGGAATACAGTAGACGGAGAATGAATACCAAGCATCCACTTTACATTGTCAAATACGCTATTTACCATTCTACTAGCAACGTCATAAGCTCTGTCAAGCCAACCTGATTGCATACCATAAATTGAGTTTGCACCCACAGAGTAGAATGAACCATATTTACTTCCAACAATTGAAACCATACTATTTGCAACATTTGCTATAACATTCAGTGCGTTTCCAGATACACTATTCTCTCCATTTGCTAATGCACTGGATAATAATTGACCTGAGTTATACATAGCACCTGTTTTGCTATTAGCAATATTCACAACACCATTCACTATACTTGACATCTGGTTCTGTGCTTGAGGTTGTCCAACCTTTTCACCATTAGCAAACGCTTGAACCAAGCCATTACCAGCATTTTTGAATTGCCAAGTTTTGCCAGTGATAGTGCTCAATTGCTGAGTCAAACCAGCATTCCAGATTTGATTATCAGTTTCTATCCCTTTTCTATTGGCATTATTACGTTCTTGGATACTAGCCCTAATTCTAGCAATTTCTTTATCTTGTTCTTCTACTAGCGACCTATATCTCTGGTCATTTGTAGAATTAAGCATGGCTTGATAGGAATTTCTAGCAGCTATTGCTTGATAAAGCTCCTCTTGTAATATAGCTCCTTCTTTATCTACAGATTCTTCAAATTTATCAATATAATTAAACCTAATCTGGTCTATTTCATCATATTTCTTTTCGTTAAACTTCACCAGATTATCTTCATACTGCATAATAGTATCAGTATAGATTTTATGCTGTTTCTTTTGGTTATTTAGAGTACTTGTAATTTGGTCAAAATTACTTTGATACTGTTGAACCAATTTTCTTTGTTCATTTATTGCCTGCTGATTTCCACTCTGTTCTGCTTCTCTTAGAGCATAAGATGCTTGCATCAGTTTTCCACTAGCATCACTCGCCTCTCTTTCAAGTTTACTCAATTCTTGGAGAGCATTACTCTGCTGTTTAATAGCTTCTGTGTACTTTTCTTCTTGGCTATCAAGGATAATTTTGGCTCTTTTTTGCTTAATAACATCATCAATAGCAGTTTTGATACCACTATATCCTTGAATAACCCCATCAATCATTTGTATTTCAATACCAAGGGCATTTTTTAGTGTACTGACGATGAAATTAGCTCTTGATTCATAGCCGTCCTTTACTCTGCCATTTTCATCTACTATATTTTTGAGTTCATTAGACAGTTTCTCATAATACTTAAGTTCAGACAGACCATCGTCCAAATATTGTTGCTGAGCATTATTTAATTCTTTCCATCTAGTAGCTTGTTTTGTAATTGCTTCCGAATGAGCCTGCATTCTCTGTTGTTGTTCTGATAATTTACTAGTCATTCCGGATAAAGCAGTTGCTACACCTACAATAGCAGTGGCAAGCGCAGCTAATGGGTGAGCTGTAATTGCAGTAAATAAGGTCACAATTTTATTTTTGATGTCTATAATCTTTTTGCCTATGCCTATTGCTACGATACTAGCAACTGCACCTTTTACAACATCAACTATCCAAGTGTTATTTTGCACAAACCTTACGAAATTACCGATTTGTGTCATGGCGTCTTTTACAAAATGCCCAACTGCCTCGCCAACCTCTGCAAAGTGCGAAGAAATACCATTTATAGCGTTTGCTATGTTATCAGCACCAATAACGTCAATTACTTTCGCTATTGCCTTAGAAATACGGTTCTGCACATTTTCGAGGGCTGTTCCTACGCCACCAGTGGCAGACCTTGCCTGTTTCTCGAACGATTCAAAGCCGTCGCCACCTTCCCTGTCTAGCCGTACAATAGCCTCATTCAACTGGTCAAATGTAACATTTCCTTTTTGTAACGCTTCATATAGGTCGTTTTGGCTAGCAGTAGCACCAAGCAAAGATTGAGCCAACTGTTTCAACTGTCCAGGTGCAGCATTTAAGATACTTCTCCAACTCTGCATATCAGGTTTGCCCTGAGCAAGCATTTGGTTGTACTGTTCCATAGCATTAGATGCAGCCTCAGTGCCTTTTCCACCAGCTAAGAACATATCATTAAGAGCAAGACCAAGAGATGTAGCATTCACCATGCCCTTATTCAAATTGCCCATAGTAGCCGTTAATTTCT